GATTGGCCGGGCGACGATGAGCCGCGCGTGCGGCGCGACTATTTTGACCCGCTGGCCTTTACGCGTGAGAGGCATGGGACATGATTCAGCGTCCGCCGACGTTGCGTGACGCGATTCAGCGCTTAGCTTTGCGCAAAGAGATCGATGAGCGCTGGGCGCAGCGGATGATCTTACGCAATCGGCAGCGGCGCTTATTGTGCCGAGCGTGCGATGTGGCGATTAAGACGCTGCGCAGGATTGTGATACTGCCGATGCGATGAGCCAGAAAGGTGAGCGGCGCGCCAGGCCGCACGTGTGCCACAAATGCGGGAAGTCTTATACCGGCTGGCGGTGCCCAACGTGCTACAAGAAAAAACGGGGCGGACGGTGCGGCGGCTCGGGCGGCGGCCGACGCGGCGCGCGGGCACGCATCGCCAGCGTGTTGGCGAGTGACCAATTGGTCGGACATTCTATTTTTGACGGTTTCGAACAACAGGTAATGCCGCTTACCGGAACTGCGCGTAGCGAAGACGCTATTGCGTCTGAAAAAATGCCTGCTGAAAAATAAAGATCGGAATTTTCGGGTTTAGCATGACAGACGCCAATTTGTTGCTTGATGACGAGACCACGGCCTTTCCGGCCAGCGAGGCCACGCCCGGCCAACGCGAGAGTCGCAACGCGCACGCGGCGTTTGAAGACCTGGTCAAAGACGCGGCCGTGTGGCTGGACGATTACTATCGGCTGCGCGGCGAGGGCTGGGACTGGCGCAAGGCGGCCTACATCGCGTGGGCGTCGTCACCGGCGACGGACAGATGGCCCAAGACGCAGATGGAGTTGGCGACGAAAGTGCTGGGCCTGCGCAGCGATCGCACGATCCAGAAGTGGCGCGCCGACGATGCGCACATCGATGACCGCGTGGCCAAGATGCAGATCGAGCCGCTGATGCGGCATCGGCGCGATGTGATTGAGGCGCTGGTGGCTGTGGCGTCGTCGCACGATCCGAAGGCGGCCAGCGACCGGCGCGTGTTCCTGGAGATGACGGGCGATTACAAGCCGAAGTCCACGGTTCAGATGCAGAGTTGGCAGGATGAAGTTGTCGCGCTGTTGAAAGAGGGGCAACTGACGGCGCAAGAGGTCATCGACGAATTGGGGCTTGACGATGCTCGACAGTTACTTATCGCCGCGGGCGCGCCTGTCCCTGCGAGCGCATTTGAAGCAGAAGGCGAATACGCAGACGAGCTCGACGCCGTACCGGCCGAAGGGCAGCGCAGTGACGCTGATGCAGGCCTCCGGCCCGGAAGTGTTGATGGGCGGCCCGGCGGGCACGGGTCAGTCTCGCGGGTGTCTGGAGGAACTCAATCGCATCTGCTGGAAGTATCCTGGCGCGCGCTGTCTGATCGTCCGCAAGACGCGCGAGTCCACCACGGAGTCGGCGCTGGTCACGTTTGAGCAACAGGTCGCGGCCAGCGATCCCCGCTTGCGGGCCATCATCGGCAGCACGCAACGCAACACGCGGCACAGTTACCGCTACCCCAACGGAAGCGAAATCATCGTCGGCGGACTGCGGACCAGCGGCAAAGACACCACCGAGAAAGTCATGTCGACCGAGTTCGACGTGATCTACGTTCAGGAAGCGATCGAACTATCTGAGAATGATTGGGAACGATTGACCAGTCGCGTTCGTAATGGCGTGGTGCCGTTCCAGCAGGTGATCGCGGACTGCAACCCGGCCGGGCCGAATCATTGGTTGTGGCTGCGCGCACAGGGCGGCAAGACGCGCTACATCGCGTGCCAGCACACGGACAATCCCAAGTTGTGGGACGGAACGGACTGGACGCCCTACGGCCGCGATTACATGGCGAAGTTGTACGCGCTGAGCGGCGTGCTGCGCGATCGGCTGTTGTTGGGCAAGTGGGCGCAGGCCGAAGGCGTAGTGTACGACAACTTCGACCTGTCGAATCTGACGGACGCTGAGCCGGACCCGAATCTTCCGATCGAGATCGCCTTCGACGACGGCTACATCGACCCGCGCGCGATCCTGTTCATCCAACGCACGCCGACGCGCGTGCTGGTCTTTGACGAGATGTACCACAGCAAGCACCTGGAGGAGGTCTGTGTTGCCGAAGTCATTGAGATGTGCGGCGCGCGGTTCGGTTGGGCGTGGCTCGACGCACAAGGCCACGAGGTTGCGCCGCCGCCGGATGATGCGACGGTGCCCGAGGGATGGACGAAGACGCCGGTGAGGCTGCCCGATCTGGCGATCGGCTCACACGAGGCGACGCAGCTGCACAAGCGCTTCAAGCGCGCCAACATTGCCAGCCGCACGGCATTGCACAAGATTACGCAGGGCATCCCCGTGGTGCGCGGGCTGATCTGTGACGGAAATGGTTACCGGGCGCTGCAAGTAAATCGGCGTTGCAAGAATCTCATCGGAGAGATCACGGGCGGTTACAAGTACCCGGCCGATGGGTCCAGACGCAACGAGGAAGAGCCGCTCGACGAAGAGAACCACGCCTGCGACGCATTGAGAATGTGGGCATGGGCTAGGGCTAGAAAGTAGTTGACCGGGAGAACTTGCATGAGCAATTACGATTGCACCGCAGACGTTTTAGAGCACAAGCGCAAGGTCACATTTTGGATGAGTGACTTTATTCATATGCTTGCTTCACGTGCCGAATCACATGACAAAAGCAAACTCGATCAACCTGAAAAAGCGATCTTTGACGAATACACTCCAAAGTTGAAAACGCTTGTGTTTGGTAGCGATGAATATAAGGCTTCACTGGTTGGAATGGGGGAAGGTCTTAAACATCACTACCAGAATAATCGTCATCACCCTGAACATTTCGAAACGGGCGTTAATGGCATGACGCTCTACGATCTTATTGAAATGTTTTGCGATTGGCTTGCCGCCGCTGAAGCAAAGCATGTACCAATCGATATTGAATACCTCTCCAATCGTTTCAAATTAGCACCGCAACTTGTCGATATTCTACTGAACACAATGCGTGAAATTGACTACTGGTGCGAAGTCAATGGTGTTCCTGTCACTTACTTCGCGCCACCTAAACACAATGAATCAGTTTCGGTAAGGGATATTACCTGATGAACAAATCGACGGTGAAACGGGTGCTGGTGTTCGTGATTGTGGCGCTGATTTCGATCGGGCCGCTGGTGCTGGGCTTCGTGGCCGGCGTCGTGTCTATGGTGGCCGTCATTGTGTGGCACGCGCTGCGGCTGGGCTTTGAGCGCGGCTTCGAGATGCTACGGGAGGGCAAATATGCGCGTAACTGACCGGCGGGCAGGGCGCGGGCGCGGCTTTGTGGACGTGCGCGATCCGAAGACCAAGCATCTGCTGTGCAAGTACGATCCCGATCGGCGCGTGGTGCAGATTCGCGCGCGCGGTGTGACGCACGAAGTTGAACTCGACAAGGTCGAATCTGACGGTGTTCTATTGACACCGGCTGAAACGGGCTTACAATAGACCTAACTCATTCGAGCGTCTCTGAACGCCTCCACGAATGCGCAGTTGCTGCGCGTCGTCGAGGCGTTTTTATTTGCCCACCACCATGCCAAACATCGTCGATCTGATTATCAGCCGGGCGCGCGGTAAGGCGCTCGCCGATCTCCATCCCGAGGTCAGCGATCGCGAGCATATTGCGTCGCTGCGCAGCGACGGCGCCAGCGCGTACAGCGGACAATACTCGTACCTGAACGCCATCAGCGACTATGCGTCGCACGTGTGGGTGCGCAAGGCCGTCACGACCATCGGCAACAACGTGGCCGCGCTGCCGCTGACGATCAAGCGCGGTGACCAATTGGTCAGCAGTCACGCGCTGCTGGACCTGTTAACCAGCGTCAACGACACCATGACCAGCGCGGACCTGTGGCAGCAATGGACGGTGGACATGCTGCTGGGCGGCGAAGAGGGCTGGGAACTGGTGCGCGACACGCGCGGCCGCTATACGGAGATCTGGCCGCGGCAGCCGCACACGATTCTGATCAAGCCGGATGCGGCCCGCAAGCGGTACTACAAGGTGCGCGAGTACGCCATCGACGACACGGGCGAAGCCGAACCGTACACGCTGCAACCCGATGAGTTGTGCCACTTCAAGTTCTTCAATCCGGCCAACCCGTGGCGCGGCATCGCGCCGATTTCGGCGGTGCGCTGGAGCATTGTGCTGGATGTGTTCGCGCAGGCCTGGAGCAAGTTGTTCTTCCAGAATAGCGCCCGGCCGGACTTCGCCGTCATCGCGCCGGAAGGGCTAACACCCAGCGAGCGCGCCGACATTGAGAAGAAATTGACCCAGAAGTTTGGCGGGGTTGAGAACAGCCACAAGCCGATCGTGCTGGAGCAGGGCATCAGCGACGTCAAGATTCTATCGTTCCCGCCCAAGGATATGGAGTGGCTAGAGCAGCGCAAGATCAGCCGCGAGGAAGTGGGCGCGATCTTCGGCGTGCCGGACGAGATCATGGGCTGGGGCCGCGACACCTACGAGAATTTCGACACGGCGCATCGCGTGTTGTGGGAACTGACCATCGTGCCGCTGACGCGGCATCGCGACGTGCACCTGACCGAGTATTTCCAGCGCGTGAATGTGCTGCGACCGGACGAGCGAGTGATTACGGACCTGAGCGGCGTGGGCGCACTGAAGGCCAATGAGACCGATGAATGGTCACGCGCGCAGGGGCAGATGGAACGCGGCGCGCTGCTCATCAACGAGTGGCGACAGTCGCGCGGCCAGAAGCCCGTGCCGTGGGGCGATGTGTGGTGGGCACCGATGGGCCTGACGCCGATCAGCAGCGCGGATGCGCCCGTCAGCGCGGCACCGGTGGCCGATGCGCCCAAGAGTGTGGGGCAAAAGGCGTCGGAATTTAGCGGGATGGTGCAGCGCGCGGCCGTGGTGTCGAACGTGGTCGAGTACGGATCGACGGAGCACGCCGCGTTGCTGGACGCCTACGCCAAGCGCACCGATCCGTTCCAGCGCAAGTTCAAGACGCTGGCGGTTGATCTGTTTGAAGAACAGCGCGACGCGGTGGCCGCGGAACTGCGCCAGGCCAAGAAAGCGGCCCGCACACGCGCCGAAATTGCGGACGATCCGTTTGACCGCGAAGAGTGGACGGCCGAATACATCAAGCGGGCCAAGCCGTTGCTGCGTGACATCGTGGCCAGCGCGGGTGAGCAGGCCATCAACGAATTGGGCATCGGCCTGCGCTTCGATGTGGACCGGCCGGAAATTGCGGCTTTCATCCGTGAGCGCGCCCAGCGCTTTGCCAAGCCTGTCAACGACACAACGTGGGAAGCGCTGCGCACGAGCCTGGGCGAAGGCTTCGACGCCGGCGAGGGCATTGACGCCTTGATGGCGCGCGTGGAGCAGGTGATGGGCGACCGCATCAGTTCCATCGCTGAGACGATTGCGCGGACCGAGACGCAGGGCGCAACCAGCGGCGGCACGATCGAGGCGTGGAAGCAGACCGAAGTTGTGTCGGCGAAGGTGTGGATTAGCGCGCTGATTCCCGACCGCACTCGCGAGGATCACAAAGATGCTCACGGCCAAACCGTTG